TGGGAACCGCTTTCCGCGTTTCGCGTTCCAGGCGCTGCCTGTCCCTGGGTAATCAATGAACCATCGGTGCGTGAGCCATGGTTGACAGGCACCTTTTAGCTGATCGGACTACTGGGCTTCGAGTTCGGTGGCGATGGCGAGTAACTCGTCTGCGTCGCACTCCCATACGTCGTTGCCATGGTGCACTTGCGTATGGGCTACAGCAGCACGCAGGGCGGCGGCAAGACAGTCCGGTCCTGTGTGGCTTGAGCGGAAGGCATCGAGCACTGCTTGAGTAGCGGGTGAAAGTTCAGGCATAGAAGTGATGTTGACTAATCGGGCAGGGATTCAAGAGCGCGGCGGATAACGGAAAGATTGACTATTTCTTGCCCGCTTTCATCGTGAGTTTGAATGCGATCTAGCTCGTCCAACGCCTGCTCCTTCAAGCTCGGGGGATTGGGGCGGCGGGCGGCGCGGAGCTCAGCCAGGATCGCATCAGCTCCGTGTGCCAGACCATCAATGCACTCACAACACGCCTCCAGCTCCTGGTCAGCGCCCCAGCGGGCGGCTTCCAGAAAGACGGCATCGACATCAGCGCCCATGGCCAACACCTGTTTGAACCAGGCATCGACTTGCCACTGCGGCGGGGTGATTGGGTGGTTGTTGTCAGTCATGAGGAAGAGAAGTGTGTAGATCTAGCGAACCCAAGCCCATTGTTCCCGCACGCAGATGCGGAATGCTTGCTTGGCACTGACGCCAAAGCGAATGCCGAGCTGGCCGTAACTCAAGCCTTGCTCGCGTAATTCACGCATCTCACGCACCTTGCTTGGTGTCAGCACTGCAGCGCGATTGGCAGTGCCAGGTTGAAAAGGCCGACCGATTGGTGTTGCCAGTAGGTGGCGTGCATAAACCAGCAGCGGATCTGCTGCTGGTACATGATCAGCCAAGCGGTCGGTCAGCTCTTCGCATAGAGCGCGATAATTCACTGCAGCAGCAGCCTCCGCATGTACCAATCTGCTTTAGCGTGATCTTCCTCTTTGTTGCCTTTGTGTTCAGCACGCCAGAGGTATTTGATCACATTACCTTTGCAATAAGCGCGGAAGCCTTCATCGCCAAGTGCTGCCTTGATTGCAGTGATGCACTCCACTTCGCCTTGTTTATAGTGCGGTGGATGATTAACGAGATCACTCGTCGGGTTGGTCATCAGTCAGCTCAAGCAATTGAAGGATATGCGCGGCAAAAGCCACATGGGTCATGACTGCATGGGTGCCGGGAGGGCGCCCGTAGGACGCCTCCCACCACTCTTTGAATGCAGCTTCAAGAGCGGTTTGATTCATCAGAACACAGTCTCCTCACTAGTGGTGGCGGTTGGACGCGGCAAGAATTCAAACCGTTGCACGCTAAGCACATGCTTGCTGCGCTTAGCGCCGGTTTCCTTGTCGTTCCAATCTTGGCGGCGGATGTTGCCGGTCACCATGATTGAATCCATTTTATTCAGCTTGTCATAGATGATCTCAGCTGACTTGCCCCATACTTCGCAGTCGATGGCATTATTGATGTAGTTGCCTTCTTTGTCTTTGCCTTCCATGATGCCACCTGCAAAATTGCAGACCATGGTGCCAGATTCAAAGGTGCGCAGCTGCGGATCAGTAATGATGCGCACAATGCCGTTTGCGTACAGACTCATGGGTTCAATGGGGTGATGTGATTGGCCTCTTCAAAGGCCAGGACATGCGCAAGTGGATAACGCACGCGTGGTGTACCGGCTGGTGTGCCGATACGCGGCAAAGTGACGTAAGAAGGGCCAATACCGCGTGCACGTTGGTTTTTGATGGCAGCTGGCTTCATGCCCCAACGTGCTGCCAGTTGATCAGTCGTAAGGAATGGTTCAGTCATCAGCAAATGGATCATCTGCAGCCGGCTTTAGTGCATCTTCACGCTCCAAAGCAAGCTTGAGCAGCTCGGCATATTGCTCATCACTCAACTGTTCGCGGCGTGCTTCCATGCGCTTGGTGACATCCTGCAGCTTGTCGATGGTGTCTGCCTTGGCAATTGCTGCCTTACCGGCCTGGAAGATCTTGGCATCGCCCTTTGCGGGCAACGCTGGTGCAGCAGCGGCAACAGTCACCGTTTCCACGGTGTTGTCAGCTTGCTGCATCTCATCCGTGCTGTAGACACCACTGAGGTCTGCAGGGAATGCCTTACGCAGCGCAAGAGCTTCGCTGCACTTGGCGATCATCGCGGCACCCATCTTGGACCACAGGCCTTGACCGGCGTTGTAATCCGTAAACCGTGCAACACCAACAAATGGATGGCTGGCGCCTTTGCGGTAGATGACGGTCTTAGCAGCAGCGGGTGGTGTCTTGGCAAGCCATACGTCTTGCCATTCGCCATCTTCACCGCACCAGAAGGTTTCAGATCCATCCAACTGGCCAGTGCGTTCAGCAATGCTACGCAAGCCGTCGATGCCGGCTTGAATGGTCATCTTGCCGCCACGCTTGATGGCATAGATCTGCTTGCTGAATGGATCTAAGCCGGTGCGTTGGCACGCATAAGCAAAAAGCCGCAGCTCATCTTGACTGCAACCTGGCGCAATGGTGGTTGCAATCAGCTGCGTCTGTTCTGGAGTCCAGAGGGTGATACTAGAAGTCATCAGAGGTGATAGTCGGGTTGGCAGTTAGTGCCCATTTAGGCAGGCTGAGTGTTTGCAGGTCATCGCTGTAACCGGGCCATTCCTTTGTGGCATGGCAGTCGGCAATCATGCGCATATCACGGCGGCGTAGCTCATTGCCAGCAGCCATGGCATCGGCATCAAGCTCATACACCGCAACGGCATATGGCGCAGTCTTTTCAACAGCAATGAACACAAACCGCTCAGCGCCATGCAAGCCGGATAGGTAGTGGCTTGCTTGCGTATGGTAGCGAAAGGTGGCGACGGATTTAGCGAAACCAGCCGGTGATGCATCTGTCGTGGTCTTGAGGTCAACCACAGTGGTGCCGTGATACCAGTCCGGGCGGCATTTGCACCGCAGGCCAGTGTCACTGTCAGTCCACCAGAAGGACTGCTCAGCTTTGCCTTGCTTAAGCAATGCAGCAGCAGCAGGATGCTGCCGGACACTGGCGGCCATGCTGAGTGCCAGCGTCATGTCCGCTTCGGTGACCGCTTCGATGCCGCTGGCTGCCATTGCGGCTGCTTGCTCCTTGCCGGCCTTGGTATTGCGTGGTGCGCAAACGCCATAGCGCTGCAGCAACTCATCTGGCTCCAAGACTGCGCAGTGCACCAAGCTGCCAAGTCGCATTGCTGCGGTGGGTTCTGGTGTAATGCGATCCGGGTTGATGTATCGCGCCCAGTAGTGATATGGGCTGCGAGCAATAGCGTGCAGATGAGACGCGCTAACTGCAGGATCTGCGTGATAGGTCGCGTTATCCATTACGCAACCTTGCATAGAGCTGGGTTTGTGGTCCAAAGCACTGTTCGATTTCAGGAAATGCCGCCAGCAAGCGCTGGCGGTTATTGGGATCTGCAAGGATGCCAGCCTCGGCAAGGCGGCCGATGAAGCCGCCGCCGTAGATGTGTGCTGTCTGCAGTGTCCAGTACGTCTCAGTAGCGGACATATTCCTGTGTGCCGCTGTGTGTGAACTGGTGATGTGCACCGGCTTCAATGCCGATGGCGGCGAATGCTGCTGCTGCGATTAGCAGGCATATTGCATTGTTGATGCGGTCAATCATTGGTCTGTAGTTGGGGTGTACTGTCAAGCCATGCACCACCGGCGTGCAGTGCTCTGGCTGACGCCAAGGCGCTCGCTGATGGAGCGGTAGGTGCTGCCAGTACGCCGCCAGCGGCGTGCGCGTTGCTGCTTGGATTCACTGAGCCAGAGCAGGATCACCAGCGGGATGGTGAGCAGTGCAGCGATCCAAGCGAGTGTGCATGTAATCATGGTTCTCGGTTTGGGGTCGGCGCCGTGGTGCGCCGTTGATGGAATAATACCACCGCCGGCAACCGTGCGCAACCACTAGGCACAAAAAAGCCCGCCGTGGTGGCGGGCATCGCATCAGCGCTAGAGGTCGTATTCCAGATCACTGCAGGCATCGAGCAGATCAGACAACGGGCCGTTGCTGGTCATCTCATCCCATTGCTCATCTGAGCAGCGGTCCCGCAGCGCTTGGAATGCCGAGACCACGCGCTCGGCGGTCCCGATTGCGGTGGCCACTGCCTCAAGGCTGTTGGCGAGGTTATTCATGTTTCTAGGTGCAAGTACCGCCGGGATCTCTCCCGACACCACCACTATACACCATGCGCCGCCGTGGTCAACCCAGCAGTCCCTCCGCATCGCTGACGCTGCGTGCAACGCCTGCAATGCCGCCGGCTGCCTGGACGGCATCCAACCATTGCTGCTGCTCAGGGCGCAGCCGACCCGTAGCAGTCTTCACCTCGATGCTGGTAAACACCGCAACCTGCTGGCCGATCATGTCCTCGGTGATCGTGACCGTGCGCCAGCCGATCAGATCTGCGCTGCCCTTGCAGAGCCCGAACTGCACCGGACGGCCGTTCTGGTCACGCAGCGTGCCGGTGTTATTGCGGAACAGACGGGTCTGGCCGCGGCTACATGCGATGCGGATTTCTTGTTGGATGCGTTGCTCAGTCACTTGCCAAACTTTGAGTTAGCCATGGACTTGGCTACCTTCATCGGCACTTTACGCGCTTGCATTAGCCATTTAACAAAAGCAACCTTGCGCTTGCCAATCGGCACGGTTTCATCGTTCCAGTCAACATGCTCGTTGCTCATATGCCATGCCTCTTAGCCAGTCGTGCCTGGTAGACGCGTTCCGCCCATCCTCGCTTATATCCGCGTTGCTGCGCTAACTGGCGTAGGTCATCCAATGACTGCGCATTGCCTTGTTCGCGTTTGCGCTGGCGTGCAGCCATCTCCACCAGCTCACCATCTACCTGTTGCAACTCACGGCGTTCCTGCGGTGCAAACACATGACCGCATTCACGACATACCTGCGCAGTACTAATGCTGGTGGCAAAGCAACTAGGGCATACCTTGACGCTTGGTGCGGCCTCGCGGTCGCGTTTAGCGGCACCATCCAAGGTCCAATCGCGTTCTTCAAGGTGGTGGCCAAGCCGCAGCGTATTGCCAACATGATCGAGCACCACAGCACGCTTGCCAGGTTGCGGGCGCAGGCACCTGCCGATCATCTGCAAGTGCAGCGCCACGCTTGCGGTAGGTCGCAGCAAGATGCAACCGCCAACGCTTGGTACATCCACGCCTTCGCCAATCAGCGCGCAACTGGTGAGCACCTTCAAACTGCCGGTGCCTAGATTGCTAAGCAGCTGCTGGCGTTGCGTGGTATCCATGCTGCCATCAATACTTGCTGCAGCGATACCAGCTGATTGGAACAGCGTCGCAACTGCCTCGGCATGGGCCACGGAGCAGCAAAACGCAATTGCCGTCTGGCCTGGTAGGTGCTTGCGGTAATGACCAAGGCAGTCGCCCATGATCGTGCCAACACGTTGCTCGGCTTCCTTGGCGTCAAAATCACCCATGCGCTTACGCAGGCCGGTTGAATCGAAGCCCGGTGGTGCCAGCACCTTTGCAGTAGCAAGGAATCCTTGTTCAGTGAGCTGTTGCGCAGTTGGACCTTGCACCATCGCTTGATAATGCTGCCCCAGGCCGCGGCCATCGCTACGTATCGGTGTTGCCGTCACACCAAGCAGCTTGGCGGCATGGAAATGCTCAATCACCTTCGCCCATGTGCCTGCTGTTGTGTGGTGCGCTTCATCCACCACTAACAATTGAAAGAACTCACGTGGCAGCAGGTGCAACCTGCGCGCAAGCGTCTGCACACTGGCAACTTGCACCGCATGGCTTAGGTCCATGCTTTTGCCAGCAGCGATGCGACCATGCCTGACGCCCATTGCCGTAAGGCTGCGGCTGGCTTGATCCAATAGCTCTGCGCGATGCACCAATATGCAGACACGATTGCCTTTGATTGCTGCTTGCTCTGCGATGTAACTAAAGCACACTGTCTTGCCACCACCGGTTGGCAATACCGCTAGGACTGACTTATGCCCTAGCTGGTATTGCAGGCGGATGTCGGTGATCAGTTGTTGCTGGTATGGGCGGAGGTTCATCACACCAGTACTCCTTGCTTATTGTTGGCCACCTCAGTCAGATTTTTGACCGCACAGTTGAAATAGGACGGCTTCAGCTCAAACCCGACAAACTGGCGCCCAGCCTGGATGCTGCAGTAACCCTCGCTGCCGATACCGGCGAACGGCGATAGCACCACGTCGCCGGGATTGCTCCACAGTTGCAGTCCGCGGCGAATCACTTCCAGTTGCAGCGGGCAAATGTGGCGCTCATCCTCATTGGCGCGTGCGCTGCGGTATTGCAGCGTGTCCGATGGATTGATGTCCATCCATACCGGGCTGGCGTAGCGCTGCCAAATGTTGATCGAGTTCTTGATCGGATCCTTAGTCTTAGGTGGTGGATTCTCACCAGCGAACTCAGTGAACGGGCCAGCTACCGGCTCCAGATTGTCGCCCAGCTTGCGCACGGTCACCAGATAATCAGGGATGCCCTGGCGGCTGAGTGCTGAATCCTTACGCACTTGCTTGTGCAGCAACCCGATCGCCTTGGTGCGCTGCATCGCGGTGACCGGATCCTTCCAGATGCACACCTCGCTATGAAACACGAAGCCGGCAGCCTGGAAGATGCGCAGCATGTCGCCACGGAAGTCCTTCACGCCGATGAAGCCGTCGCGCTCCTTGCTGCTAGGCAAATTCATGCAGTGGAAGCTGATCAGCCTGCCGGGCATCAACACGCGATGTAGCTCGCTGGCAAGAAATGCGAAGTGATCGAAGAACTCCTGCTCAGTGCGACTGTTGCCCATGTCGCGGTCGCTGTTTGAGTAGGTGTAGAGCGACGCAAATGGTGGGCTGAAGATGCTGTAGTGGATCGAATTACTGTCGAGTTGCTTAATGCTTTCCACGCAGTCACCCATATACATGTCCCAGCCATCACCGGACTTGTGCTCAGTGATGTGCGGCGCCACTTGGCGTTGGATCTTCTTGAGTTGTTCCATTGTTTGTTGCTTCATAATTTCAACCATTGATTGAGCCATCTGGATGCTGTCCGACTCTTTGCGGCGGATGTTGTCGATCACGCGGCCTTCCGCCACGTCGTAGATGATGTGAGCGTTGACAGGCTGCTCTTGGCCGAAACGCCAGCAGCGGCGGATGGCTTGATAGAACGCCTCATAGCTGTGCGACAATCCAACAAATGCGACGTTGTGGCAGCGCTGGAAGTTGAGGCCAAAGCCAAAAATACTCGGCTTGCTGACCAGTACGCGGATTTTGCCATCTTGGAAGTCGATCGCAGCTTGTCGCTTGTGGTCGTCGCTGTCGCTACCTGAAACCTCAACTGCGCCATCAATAGCAGCGGTTAGCGCCTTGCTTTCGTCATTCAGATCACACCACACCAGCCACTGCTCGGTGTCGCTGTTAGCAAGCTTGGCGGCAGCGGCCACGCGGAGGGTGAGGGATGCCTTGCGTACTTTGCGCTGATCGTTGAGCGTGCGAGCCTCCATGGCAAATAGCGCCATCTGGCCGTCGTCACCTGCTGTTGCCTCGCGTGGAGTCTCGACCGTGCAGTCTTGGATCTGCAGTGCCGGCAGGATGAAGCTGCCATCGTCGTAGCCAAGGTCTGATGGCTTGCGGATGGTTACCGCCCAACTGCAGACCCACTCCCAGAACTTGCTCTTTGCGTGACCCTTGAGCCGCCACTTGGCAGTGTCGCCGCCGTCATGCACGAAAAACATAGCCAGCATCTCGGTGCGGGTCATGACGCCGATGAACTCGGCATGGTTGCCAAGCTCCATGTGGTCGTTGGGTGCTGGCGTGGCAGAGCAGGCCAGACGGAACGGCGTCTGCGCGAACGACTCGATGATCTGGTTGCGGATCTTGCCGGTGTATGCCTTGAGGATGCTGCTCTCATCGAGCACCACGCCTGCAAAGCTGCTGGCGTCAAAGTGGCTCAGCTTCTCGTAGTTGGTCACCGTGATGCCGGGCTTGACCTCAGCTTGCGCGACGGCGAACACGCATGGGATGCCGAACTTGCTGCCCTCGCGCACGGTCTGATGTGCAACGGCAAGCGGTGCCAGCACCAGCACGTTGGCGCCAGTGTGCTGATGCACCTGATGCGCCCATTCGAGCTGCATGGCGGTTTTACCCATGCCGCAGTCGGCCCAGATGCAGAACTTGCCGACACGGCAAGCCATGGTCACGATGTCCCGCTGAAACGGAAACAGCGGCGCTGTGAACTGCTGCGGGTCAAAGCCAGCAACAGGTGCTGCAGTGGATTTGGA